CAATTTTCTATTCCATCAAGAATCATCTCCTCTCTGAAAGTATAATTCACAAAGTTACTCTTATAAGCCAAGTGATTGGCAATCTTAACCATACACTCACCGATGTACTCACCAACACGAGGTTTTGGGTCTCCCCTATCCAGTGCAGCTAATCGATTAATCCTATACTCAGTCATCGCAACAAGGAAATCCTTATTGTTGACGTAGTGCCTGCTTGGTGTTTTTGTTTTCTTAGCCATAGTCTTCTTCTTAGTTACTGTCATTATGTTACCCATTATATAGTATTGTTACCCAGAAGTCAAGCCCTTATTTATTTTAATTTAATTGCAAATAGTTCTTGACAACTGCCTGGGGATGATGTATAATACCTTGTCGTTTAAGGGAAGATGGCAGTAGCTGCTGCTAGTGAAGCACACGTTTCCTTCTGCCGACAATCTCTTCAACCATTTCTTTCAGTGTCTCCTCATCATATTCCGCACTATCAAGATAATCGTCAATGGTTTCTTGATTTATTACGTCATCGTCTTCTTCCGACATCTCACCTTCAATGTCTTCAAAGTATGTTTCCTTTAGTTCTTCAAATCCCTTTGCGAAATATTCACTCAGCGGCGCAATAGATAATACATTACTTTTATTTATTTCAAATGCGGTGGCGCTTGTAAATGACATCCAAGGTCTAATAGAATAGGCCTCTTGAGTTTTATTCACAGGGATTCGCATTACCTCCATTGGGTAATGAACCATATACTTACCTTCCGAGTCTAATTGAATAGACTCTTCAACATCAGCTACAATCTGTAGTCCACTTTCAAAACAGATTATCTTTGGTGAATGATTCATATCTTTGAGTTTACCTTAACTATCTTATAATCGAAAGATTCTTCGTTGTACATCTTAACTCTTTCAAGAAGGTGATTCAACGTGTAATTCTTTTTATCCTTCCAAGAGAGGTCATCTCCTACATCAAACAAGTTACACTTGTCTTTCTGTTCACTTTTTCTAAGTCCTCGACCAATAGACTGTAGGTTTCTGATTCTACTTTTACTGGGTGAGGCAAACACAATATTGTTTAGACTCCTTATATTTATACCCGTAGAAAAAGTTCCGTAACTGGCAATGATTATGGTGTCGGTTGATTGTTCAGTGAGTTTCCTTATCTCTTCTCGTTGGGTAGTCTCAGTACCACCGAACACAAAGTACACTGGGCGTTTTGTCATCTTCTTTATCATTTCGTTTAAGACTGCACCGTGTTTTTCTACAAACTGATAGAGTAGAAGTGTGTTGCCTTTCTGTGCAACAGTCAGTTTAGTAATGATATCATTCCTACCAACGTGGCTTACCAAGAAATCCATTTCTTCTGGGTAGGTCATTTTGGATACTAGTTTCCTCTCGTTGTCTGCATACTCAATTAACATACAAACAATTTTTAGTTCGGCGAGTTCCTTCTTGTCCATCAGTGTCTTGGTATCAGTTACTTTGTACACCTTGCCAAAGACTCCCTCCAACACTAGTCTATGCGTCTTAGTACCATCCAGCGTACCAGTAGTACCTATCCTGAATCTGGCGTTAACGCATTTGTCCATAAGTGTCTGTAAAGATTTTGCCTTGAATAGGTGGGCCTCATCGCCATAGACCACATCAAATTCTTCAAACCACGACTTCGGGTATTTGTAGATTGATTGCCATGTCGAGATAATTACATCAGCTTGGTTTGTCTTTTCTTTACCACCATATATCCTATGACAATACTTTTCTACACTGAAACCATTGTGTGTCGAGTAGTCGGCGAAATCACCGTACATCTGTTCTACTAAAGAGGTAGTAGGAACCACTATAAGTTGTTTCCTCCCTAAGGCGTGATGGTATCGCGCCAGAGAGTATATTATGAGGGACTTTCCGCTAGCGGTGGGTGATAGAAGGAGACTCCTGCCACGGTTGATTGCATCGTATATTGCGTTCTCTTGGTAGTCTCTTGCCTGTATTGGTTTTCCGTTGCCGTGTAGTTTTAATCTCTGGGTAAATTCTTTCACCTCTTCCATCGGCATGGATTCACCAATGTCATCCATCTCCAACACGACTTTGTATTCTAGTTGTTCTGCAAACTCCAACAGATAAGGTAACAGACCGACATAAAGTTCCATTGTCTGCATGTTGTACAAACGGATCTTCCCATCCCAGTGACGGTTTCTAAATGATGGCATGAACGAGGCTCCCGGCACCTCAAAGGTAAAGAAGTCAGAAATCTCCCTCGTTATGCCATCATCTGACGCAGCCACATTCATATGAACATGGTCTTTTTGTTTAATAAAAATCATATTATATTAGGCCGGCCTGTGTCTTGTTCCATTCAACGGCATTTTTGATGTCCCATGTACGCGAGTTTAAACTACGCAACACTCTATCAAGAAAGTCCACAGTTGTTTCTAGGTAATACACTTTATCTTGTTGTTTGATTACGTCACCATCTCCATCTAGTACTGACCTCATATCTGATTTGAGAACAGAGTTTTTTCTCCACGGTTCCCAACCAAGTGAGTCGAGTTCCTCTCTAGATAATTCCCCACGGAAGTATTCTGACTTGACTCTCTCGAGCCGGTGTAAGTCGGCGGCCGCCTTTCTTACTTGTAGTTTGAAATTTGATAAGTGGGTAACATACTTAGAGTGTAGAAGCGGCGTCCTAGTAGACGAGCTTCCCAAGTCTAGTTCATCGATTTTTGCGTCTGCTGCCCACATGTCTTGTAGTTCACTTAATGTTGCCATAATATACTCTAGGTTTACGTTACTGGTTTGATATTAAATATCCTGTACTTAAACGATGCAATCCCGACAAAATACGGTGAGTCCCCACCTGATATATCAAAGTCTAGTCCACTGAGGGCAATTGGGAAAGCATCCTTAAACAGTATCTCCATGTTTGGATTGTTGTTAGAGTCCAACACGAACAGACTTGCGTCACTAACCTGTCCAATGGATTCTTGTTTCTTAGTATTCTGTCCTCCAGTTCGCCATCCCTGACCCTTAATAAACGAACCAAACTGGGCGTGTTTCTCTGGGAATCCCAACCCAACTAACCAGTTGTATAACTCAGTGTAGTTGGTCATGTCTTCTTGTATCAAGAATCTTATGTTTAGGTCACCAAAAGTAAGTTTGTCGCCCGGATATGGTATGTCAGATAGGGGGGTGCTCTGTGTAGGAAATCCCAAAGTCATGTCTGGAATGTTTGCACCCTGACAAAAGAATGCTACGTTGGGTATGTTATGAACTTGGAACTTAAACCCATTGGGTCTGAGGTAGTCAAGTTCTACTCCCGTTGCAGCTGCAAAGTTGCCTTCTGCGATATTTGGATTTGGTGTGAATGCCATTTCTGACTCCCTAAGTTTGTCTTGTCTTATACCTATTTATAACAAATCTTAAGCCAAAAAAAAGGGAGACCCTAAAGTCTCCCTTTGAAAGTGGTTGGGTTAACCCCAACTTCTTTTTGGTTTACATCAAGTTTGCAATCTTAACCGAACGATAGTACTGGTTACGGTTAGCAGTGAAAGTGTCACCATCAGTAGTTCCGTTTGACTGTGTTACGAATGGGTTAGCAATCATACCGTAGCGAGTCTTAAAACCAATTTTTGGTTGGAAGGTAGCAGGGTCGATAGCGCGAACCATTTGCAGAGGCACATAAGGACAGTAAAATAAACCAGCGTCATAAGGTGAAGTACCTTTATAACCAACACAGTAGAACTGACTAGCAGAACCAGTGTTAGCGGAATAAGGGTCAACATATACTTTATAACGACCATTGAGGATACCAGCAAAAGTATTACCTGTATCGTCTACGTTCAAGTTTGTGTCAAGAGCAGGAGCATAGTCTAACGCACCAGCCATTGAAAGTGCAGAAGCAACATCTGAAGAACAGATGATGAAGTTACCCTTCCCTCTACGAGTGTCTTGAGCAATTACATTGGCATCACGTTCAATGTTGAACAAGAGACCTTTGAATCGTTCTACAGACCATCGACCGTTTGAGTCAACGTCAAGGTCAAAAGTACCAGCGGTTGCAGTAGATGCAGCACCAGTTTTTGCGACCTTGTAGATAGTACGGATTACTTCACGGTTAATTTCCGCGAGGATTTCTTGAGAAAGAATGTTTGACAATTCTGACTCAGCATCAAGACCGTGAACTGCCTTGAGGTCTTGTGCAAGTTCAACAGTATATTCTGCTTTCAGGGCACGAGACTTAGCGGTTACAGTAGTCTTCTCGATTGAGAATGCCATCTGGTTAAGAGTAGTGTCATCGCCAAATGTTTCAGCGTTGTCACGAGTTGCACCAGTACCAGTAGTATAAGTACCGTCAACTGGGTTAGACCCAGCGTGAGTTCCTGCACCAGAGAAATCTGTGTCTGCTTCGTTGAATAAAGCCTCTGTACCAGTTTGACTAGTATAGTGTGACTTCATTGCAAAGATTAGACCAGTTGGCCCTGTCATTGGTTGAACACCACAGACATCATACGCCATCAAGTTAGGAAGGGCACGCCTTACCAATGAGATGAGGATGGGGTCATAAGTGTCAACAGCACCTGACATGTTGTTTGCATTTACTGCTTCGTTGATAATTCCTTTTTCTTCACGCAGTGCCTTCTCTTGGTTCTCAAGAATAATAGCTGTTACCGCTTTACGGTAACTATCCTTGATAACACCCAGATCCGGATGTTCCAATACTGGACTCCACTTTTTTTGGATTTCTTCTGAAAGATACATTGTAGTCTCCTATTTACTTTCTTTGGTTATTAACTTGTTAAGGTTATTTATATAATACTTATTTTCTAAGTTGTTTGGTAATCGCCTGAGCGTATTTACTAATCGAACCACCGTCATCTTGGTACTCTTCATCAATAGTATCGGTCATAACATTGTCCGATTCAGTCAACGATTGAACTTGTCCCTGTTTAGGGAAGTAGTTGTCCTTAACAACGGTTACTTTTTCAGCAAACATCTCAGCACTACCAAAGTCAACATCCTCTACCAGAGAAGTAAGTTTCTCTCTTTCGGAAAGTGTTAAATCTTCAGTTGATTCACCGATAATCTTAGAGCGAAGCAGTTGTTCTCTCTGACCAGTGATACTGATTTGCGCTTCTACAGACTCATTGAGTTTCTTTTTCAGAACTTCAATTTCGTCTTGCATTTCACCAAGTACATCGTACTTATCTTGAGGTACTTCGATGTAGTGTTCGGCAAATACGGTTTTCAAAGACGATATAAAGTCTTCGGTGATTTCAGTGCGGAGCCCACGTTCTATTGCGAGTTCGTTTTCCTTCATCCAGTTTTCGGCAACATAGTTTAGATACTGGTCAATTTTCTGAACCATATCTTCTTTGAAAGTTTCTTTTTCTATTAGAGCCTGTTCTTCCAGTTCTTTCTGGATGCCCTCTATCTCATTTGAAAGTCTAGCGGTGACTACTGTTTCAAACAAATCAGCAGCTTTTATTTTAAACTCTTCGGAGAGATGTTCTTCGTCTGCGAAAAGGTTTTGGATGTCGTTTTCAAACAGGGTTGATTCTTCTTCGGTCACTTCAGTGTCCTCCAAGTCAGTTGATTCAGACTCAGCGACAACTGTTTCGTTCTCGATTTCATCTTCAGTGATTACGTCTTCGTCATCGACATCAGAATCTTCCCGAACACCAGCAGAAGTCTTCTGTGCAACAACAGTCTTAGGATCTACACCGTCCTTATAGTTGGTTGCTTTACCAGCACCTGAATTAGCAGGTTTTGGTGCGCCTCCAATCTTAGATGCAGCAGCTTTTCCAACTTCAGAAGTCAATCCACCTTCGGGATTACTAGTTCCACTTAGGTCTTGGATTGCAGGGTTGGCATTTGAATCACCTTGAGTTGGATTCTTCGCATCTCCACCAGTACTATTTGGTGTAAGGTTTGCTGCAGCTCCAGCCTCGTCCAGTTCTTGAAATTCTTCGTTAAGAGCGGACTCTACTTCCTTACCCTTAGCGAGCATTTCTCTTATTTTGCTTTCTACGCCCATGTTAATTTCTCCTTTGAGATTTGCGTTATACTGTATTTATTTATAATAGTTTAGATTTTTGATAACTTGTCTAAGAATGAACTGAACACATCCATCTTAGCTTCCTCTAGTTCACGGTAATTAGTTTTCTTAATTTTCTGAACTGCGAGGTCGATATCCTGTTCTGTCCAAGCACCCTCTACTAAAACCCACTCTTTGTTCTCCATGATACCCCTGACAAATGCATCGGGGGCAGATGGGTCAGCAACAATATCTGCTGCGGTGGATAATATGAAGTCATCTTGAACCTCATTGATGCCATTCCTTTCCTTTAGAGTTCCTAAACCTCTAGAACTCACACCAAGGGAGGCACCTTCATCAATAAGGTTTTTGACGATGTTTCCCATAGGCGTATCAAGAATCTTTGCTTTCCCAATATAATTCGTACCATCTTCTCTCAATGAAGTAATCATATGTGACACACGGTCTAAATTAATGGTTGGGCCGTCTGGGTGTCCTAGTTCTCCCATCGCCCTTTTCTTATCGATACTTTCTGTAACATAACGGGTGACTTCCCTTTGCATTATCTCGCGTGGGTAGACTCTACCGTTTCTGTTTTTAAGGTCAGATTGCAGAAAGACTCCCTCTATGAACAATGAGGTCTTGCCATCTTTCTCTTCTTTAAGATATTTTAAATCTTCAACTACTTCGCGTATTAATTTCATTATCCTAAGTCTCCCTGATTCTGATGTTGTTGTGAACCGTAACCAGAAAGTTTTGCACACTCTACAATGACCGTACCAGAACCAGCGTTGGTTATAGCAACCACAATGTCGTTTGTGTTCAAATGATTATCTGAGAATCCATGAAATTCTAGTGTTCCAGTTTCCGCTAAATCATATAAAACCACACTGTTTCTAGTAATGGTAGCAACTCCAGCAGCACCTAACGACCAGTGTATAGCTTTAATATCAACTTTCGGAGATGATTGTGTCTCCGTAGATTTCTTTAGTGTAGTTGCTAAAGCGATAGTGGATGATGCATCAGTGCCGCGAACTGCGACTACGCCATGTGTTTGTGTAAGTTTTAAAACATTTTGGATAACGGCCATTTACTTTCTCCTAATTCTTTTTCTTGGAGTAATGATTAGCGTGAGGCCCTTCCGCGATTACTTCTAACGCATAGGTTTCACACATCTCTACTCCGTGTTCAAACATTATCCTATACCAAGCAACATCGCCATCTTTGTTTGGTACAGCATGTTCGCCCACTAAAGGTTTACCAGTGCCGTACTTAGGATGAACTACTTTGGATGCACACATGTGGTGGTCTGCAAACTGGCGGGCAGAGTCATCTGAACTTCCTTGTTTCGGGGGAGTGACATCGCCCTTGGAACCATCTTTTGCTGGGTGGTTAGCGGTAGGTTCTGCCAACTTCGGTTTTTCTACCGATGCACCCTCGCGTAGTTCCTTAAACGTCTTCATTTCCCTCTCCTGTTTCGGTTTCGGTCTGTTGTTCTTGGTCATTGAAAATCGCAGTAGAGATTTCCTCTTTCCTAGCAGATACTAATTCATCTGCTCTCTGTCCCATAGCAACTGCAAATTCATCATTGGCACCAGTGTAATCACCATCGCCCCATTTGTCCATCATTTTCCTGATAGAATCTTGTGGGTCTATTGTATCGGCAATTTCTACTTCCACGTTATCCACTTCACTCATCTGACTCTCCATTAGTTATTTCATTCTCAGTCGCACTAGATGCAATCTGTTTATCAATGATATTTATCTCTTCGTCAGAGAACTTTAAAATGTTTCTCTGGACGTAATCCTTACTAAACAGTTGACCTACGAATGGTGCAACATTGTTTAATATCTCTAACCGACTCCTAAGAATCTCTTGTTCTTTAGATTCTGTATAGTAAGCATCCTGTGCAAACATATACTGTATGTCGTGTTTAATATCTGGCCACTCATCTTCGGTGATGATACCCTTCAATATAAGTTGAGTCTTTAGTATGTCATCAAATATGCCACTAAATCTAGTTCTCAACTTTGAAACGAACTTGGTAAATTTAAGTTCATCCCTTGTAATCTCAGCAGACCTACCAAAGTTTAATCCTGCCTGTTGTTCCAATCTGGAAACAGGTACATTCAGAGATTGATATAGTTTCTTTTGAAAGTAAACCACATCTTCAATCTCACCTAAGTTGGCACCGCCTGGCAATGTTTGAATCTCTGTGCCTCGACCACCCTCTTTGCGTGGCAACCAGAAGTCTTCCAACATTGACATCATCTTTTTGTCATCTCGTATCTCACCAGTATCACTATCGTATACCAGTTTGTTTCTGTAACGAGACATAACATCTTTTAGATATTGTTCTGCTTTACCAGTGGGTAAATTACCAACATCTATATAAAAAATTCGTCTTTCGGGAGCGCGTGTGATGCGATAAATAACAACTGCGTTCTCCATCATTCTCAATTGGTTCGCAGGGCGTATCGCCTTGTGAAGATAAGATAAAGGTATATTCTTATCTTGGTCAACTAGACCTGATGTACAATATGTAACAGCGTCTTTGTTAACTTTGATTGCCTTGTCATTGGCGGTATCTGACCGATATGACATACCTGAGTTGGCAGCAATCCCTTTTTCATCGAATACAAAATACTCATCTACATTTTTAACGAGAGTAACTTCGGTCTTACTATCTTTACCTTTAGTAATCTCTCTGACCTTTCGGATTTTCCTTGGGTCAACATAACGAACATCTTTTATTCCTTCTTTTGGTTTGTCTGTGTCAACAACCTTATGAAAGAAAATGCGTCCGTCAATATACCATCGTCTGAAATAGTCTTGGGCCCTTGTGTTGAAATCCAGCATCCTAAGAACACTATCAAACTCTGTGAAGATAGCCTTCTTAACTGCTGCGCCCTGATTAACCTTATCAAGATTTAACTTGACAGGTTTCTCATCATCCAAGTTTGCGATAGCATCGTTGACAACATCCTCAATGGCTGCGTCAACGTCACCCATCATCGATATATCCCTATATCGTTTAATCAGCTGGGTTTCGTTATTAGCAGTACCTTCTATATCAAAGTAAGTACCGTAATAACCCCCCGCCTTTATACTTTCCAAACTCCCATCATCGTGTGGCGGAACAAAAGATTTTTCCGTCTTTGATGATTTTCTGGATATATCTAATCCAAACAATTCCATAATATTTTATACCTTCTTCAATTTCGTAGTTTAAACTACATCATAATGTGTGTATTGCCATGTTACTGTAAATTCTTCAAAGATATCATTCTGTGCATAGTTCAATGCAATTTCTGACATCTGAATAGGAAACGCATTCCGCAATGTATAAGAACCATTGGCCAATACTGTGTCATTCCTATCTAGGTGTTCTACTACAATGTCACTCTGGTACTGTGAGGGACTGAGTGTGATACCTTCGTTGGTTGCGCGGTCATTCATACCGTTCATCCAAGCTTCAAAGGGTGCGCGTAAACTAAAATCAGAGTCATTAACTACTGTGATTGTCCAAGGGTCAAAAATTCTTTCGCCTGCAAGTTTAATCTCCCTACCACGATACTGAATGATAGCAGGGTTTACATTGGATGCAGGCAAAGATGCCCCTGTTACGAGCAAACTATATGATGGGTCAACACCAGTTACATATGATGGAAAGGCGAGCTTGACCCTAAACTGATTGGGTCTCGCTCCTCCGGCTCCGAGTCTGGATTTGAATTCTTCAATGTTCATCTGTTTTTTCTCCTAACTTAAATCTATTTATATGTCTTAACCACCGAGTTCTTCAAACGATATTCCGCTTCGTGTCGCAACAAACGTAAGTGTGATGAAGTTAATAGACTTAGCAGGTTTAACAAAGATGTCAGCCCTGAACTCATTCGCGTCTATAACAGCAGCAGTATTGTTTGTTTCGTCACAGATTACACGGAAATCATAAACGCCTCGTCTTCCCTGCACATCGCGCAAGAAAGGTTCTACTAGAGCAGTAAACTGTGCCCTTGTAAACGCATCGTTAAACTCAAATAGTTGGAATTTAGCAGCAGTAGCAATTGCCTTCTCTAAGACAATGAACAACCTACGAACATTAATTCTATTAAACGCACTTGGTGCATCAAGCATTGTCTTGTCACCAAACAAAACGATACCATTTCCAGGCGTTGAAATTACAGGGTTGACACCTTTTGAATACAGTGTGTCTCTCTCTGCTTTATTGGGTGACCATGCAAGTTTAATTGCATTCTTAATCTGTCCACGGTTGAGTCCGCCAGGCGAGAACCAAGGGTCATCGGCCTTGTCGGTAACAACACATGTACCAGCGATGTCTCCGTTCAACGGAATATAGACATAACGGTCATTGTACTTGTCGTACATGTACTTCCAACCTGAGTCATATACCGCATAAGATGAACGAGTATATGCATTGAGGTCGGATACTGATATGATTGACGTAGTTTCTGAACCTTCGTTGTTAACTACCGCAGCCCTCTGTGGTGAGAGGAATACCATAGCATCTTTACGAATCTCAGCAACACTATCGATAACATAGTCACCAACAGCAGTGGCGTGTGCAGAAGTAATGAGTAGGTTAACATCTACCAATTCGTCATTGGCAAATAATAAGTAACCAGCCTGTAGGTCAGCAGTAGCAGGAGCAGCATCAACACCACCAATTAACTGATTGGTTGCATCACCATCGCCAACACTGATTAAAGTTTTGAATACTGTTCCACCCGCAGATGAAGTTCCCCAGTTTGTACCAGTAGCAGCATGATCCATCCACCAAATCCACTTTGAACGCTGATTGATTACGTTCTTATAGAAGTTTGTTTGATTTAAGTCATCTTTTGCATCGGAAGCCTTAGACATTCCAGCAAATAATTCTAGGATTGTTCCAGCAGTACCAGTGATTGCACCAGAGTTATCGATGACAGCAACATGAACTTCGTCAAAGGTCGCACCGTTCTGTTTCGCATACTTGGTTGTAGTTGGATTGAAATCAAAGTTCTTCTTGTAAACACTTTCGGTTTGCAGTACAGCAGTTGCAACAGCACCAGAACCACCACCTCCAGAGAAGGTGATTGCAGGAGCAGATGTATATCCGTATCCAGCATTAGTAATTGTTATTCCAGTAACAGCGGTGCCTGCAAGGACAACCGTACCAGTTGCAGTAATACCACCAGCGGCGGGAGTGACACCCGTTGGGTCAGCAAAGACACAAGTAGGTACAGAACTATATCCAGAACCAGCAGTACCAATGGTAGCACTACCTACAGATAAACCGGACGTTGAGGTGACATCTAAGATTGCAACTTTAATCGCGTTACCTAGCGTGCCGGGGTATTTAGCTGCCCATATACCGACAGAACCTTCTCCGGCAGAATAATTCTCTTCGTAGGATGTTTTGTTTTTGATGGCAACCGCAGTTCCAGAAACTCCTGCATTTCGTGCAGCAGAACCGACTTCTCTTACATTCAGCAATGCTGAACCATAAGCCAAGAAACTTGATGCGGTCATGTGGTCGTAATATGTTGTTAGTGTTGGTTTGCCAAACCTTTGCACCAGATCATTTTCTGATGAGGTTGCAACAATCTCATGTGCAGGCCCCCACTGGTAATCACCTACTATTCCACCAACAGTGGTGGCTACAGCAGGGACAACATTCGTAAGGTCTTTTTCTTGTACTAAGACGCCAGGCGATAATTGGAAAGCCATTTTGTTCTCCTTCGTATTTCGTTTTTAATCTAACTTGACTAAAGTAATAATAGTTATTCCTGACAATTATTTATAAGAGTTACTATTTCCCGAATCAACCGTATCAAACATCCAATAATCACCATCTAGAACCACGCCTTCCTCTTCAAGGCCATTTACTACAAGTCCGAATGGTGTTAAATCATTCTCAATCATCCTCATCTGGGAGTTATATAAATTGTCTCTAATATCAACATTAGTTAAATCCTTAAAGAAAGTATTCGTAGTCAACCACGAAAACAAGACCATGCACATGGCAAGGTCATCGTGATATCCCTCGTCAGCAGAAAAACTTCCTGCCTTTTCGACAAAGGTTGACAATTCACTAATACAATCAGCATCAAACAATAAGAACTTCTGTTCTTCTATCAAACTTTTCAGTGCCAAACACCCTTGTCTTTTTACAGCCTTGGATGTTCTAACCCCTAGAGTACTTTGTTTTCCAAAGCCAGGCGAAACATACTGTTTACTCTTCTCCTGTACACACGAAAAAATATTCTCATATTCTAATTCTTGGTGAAGTATATCTACTACTTGTTGGCCAATATCGTTGGTCTCAATCAGTACATATGCATCGTTGTAATCTTTAGCAACCTTCTGGATAAAGTCTGGATACAATAATGGTGATACTTTATTGTCTCTATATTTACCTACTACTCTGAACGGCATCTGAGTAATGTCTATGAGTACAAATGCGGAATAATCTCCACCGACACCCCTAGATGTATCTGCCGTTATCACATAATATTTATGGTTCTTGGGTTCTTCGTATAAATCCAAACCATCCTTCTGGTAGATTGGATCAACTGATGACATGACAGCAAGAGACTTACCATTAATCAAGGTATTCGATGACCCTAAGAAGTCACATAGAACCTCCTGATTAAACTTTACCTCACCCAACATGTCAAGTTGTTCTTGGGCCCAATCAGCATCGCGGCCTGGGATTTCGGTGTACGGAATGAACATGTTCTTAAAACCATTCGTACCCTTCTCTGACTCATTCCAGAACTTCCAGAAATGATTGTATCCCAATGGGGTTGATGTCAATAGAATCTTTGTAGTTTCACCAGCAGAAATCGTAGGATATACAGACGCGAAAAAATCATCTGCTACGTTGTTTGGTATGATTGCCGCCTCATCGATATACAACCAATTGACCGACTTACCCCGAATACCAGAAGAAGTAGTTGCAGATGTGAATACACGAGACCCGTTTTCTAAATCAACATCACCCTTGTTCCATGTCTTGACACCCTGTTGCATCCACACGGGTAAATTCTCGTACATGGTTTGGTATCGTGACAGTACTTCTCTGGCGGCCGCAGTCTTGTTTGCCATGATGGCAATAGTTTTGTCGGCATTAAATATGGAATAGTGTAGGATACATGCAGCAGCAGTCACAGTCTTGCCCTGCTGCCTTCCTTCCATTAGAATAGTCTTTCGATTGGTTGTAATGAACTCGACTTTTCTTTTCTGACATTCATATAATACGAAAGGTTGCAACCCGTTGTCCAAGGTTACTATCTTGCAAAAGTTTTCTATGAAATAGATGGGGTCATTCTCACACTTTACAAATTCTTCAAACTCCCACTTCGTAAAGTCATGTTGATACCCAATCGATTTTAGATTTGGATTGCCGTGATACGACTGTTCATTCTGAGTCATGTTCAATTATTTTTGTGTTTTCAGATTTCAGGGCTCTTAACATTTCAGATGTTGTACCAGAAAAAACTAAATTGTTCGTTGTATTATTTGTAATAGCTTTTGGTGTATCTGAATGTCGTTCGATTTGTGATTTTGTTTGTTGAACTGCCATCATATCCTTGGCTTGTTCACCCATAGTTTTGATAATTTGTCCAGCAACTTCATAGGCGCGAGGGTTGTCACTGTTGGTTGCGACATTTAATATCCCCTTTGCGGCCTCATCAGCATACTCCATAGACCGCATCAAGGTATTTCTTGCGTGTTCAAAATCTGCGTCTAGTTTCTCTTCGCTGGTATTTCCTTCAGCAACGACAATCTCGCCACCATTTAGTTCAGCGAGTTCAGTAGTTACTGTGTTGAATGTTGCATCAAGTGCATCGAATACTTTATTTTTCATTATACATAAGTTTGGTCAAACTCCTCCACGAACCTATAAGGGTCATCCTTATTGGGGTTAGCATTATAATTGGGTGGTTCTTCAAATGACACAGTGGGTGCTGTTGCGTAACCACTTCCAGCATCATCAATGATAATTCTAGTTACCGAACCGGCGGTAGAAATTTCTGCGTGGGCCCTAGCGTTACCTGTGAGGTTAACATTCGGTGCATTGGTGTACCCATCGCCACCATATATTACATCGATTGCGGATAATGCGCCCAATGCAATCGTAGCGGCCGCGGTTGGCAATGTTGTTCCAACCGATTGTGTAAGTTTGACATTAGGGCCAGCCATCGCTGGGTTCTCATATGCCTGTACAATTGCTTTCTTAATGAACGATTGATTACTTACAAACCCGTAATAGTTTAATTTCATCGTGAAGTTCAAAGTCCAGTTAATACTTTGTCTATCTGCAAACGCACCAACGGTTGTATCTTCATAACTAATACTGTCTAATGTTATCTTTATATCTCTTTTGATACCCAACTCAGGCAAGTCATTAATAGTAACATTGAAATCTGGGTTGAAGTATGGCAATATCTGTTCTACTACCTGTAACGCATCTTCTTGATTTTTAGCAAAGAGATACAATGAAATGTTCATATCATATGGAGTGGAAACAAAACTTGTCTTATAACTATTTGTCTGTTGACCAGTTGTAGTTATATTCTTTTGTATTGGCGAGACCTTCCTTGCTGGGTCATACTGCAACCCTATAATCTCAAACCCCATTCTGGGTAGAACTATAGCAACCTCACCACGAGATTCGGTGGTTGGAATAGCTTCAATTCTAGACAGAAATTTCTGTTTGGTTGAATATGAAAGCGGAATACGAATGACCTGTTCAGTCACATTACTAGCATTCACCCGATTGATTTGGAGATTATTAAAAATAGTTCCAAATGCAATTATAGCTTTGCGAGTGTGTTGATTATAAAATTGTTTATTTTTAAACATTATATCTCACCAAATGGATTCGATTCTGTGAAGTCGAGTATGTTAGATGCCTTCTGCCATTCATCAAAGTCGGCATTATCTGCACCCGTGTTACCTCTACCCGTAGCAAAACTCTCTAGTATTAGAGTGTCGTTGTTTTCAAACTTCAACAAGTCTCCGGTTTCTAACTGGAACTGGAACTGTAATATATCGAGACTCTGTAGGTCTTCGATGCCATCAATGTCAGTATTACCAGTATCCAATCTTTCTGAACTATATTCAAAGAGTTCAGCTTGAATCTTAAATGTATATATCTTTCCCAACTGGTAGAATGGATTTTGGAACTCTACAAATTTGATTTCAAATATAGATCCGGTCTTGGGAAAATACAACAAGTCACCCTCGGCGGGCCTTGCTGCCAGTTGGAATGTGCCACCGGCGTCAGATTCCCTGTCTACCATTTGTTCCCATCGTCTTTTAGATAGGATAAAGGTCGCGGAATCTCTAATCTCTATACCGAACCTACTGAATAAATCACCCTCTCCTTCAAACCCCTCGACATTTTCCATGTACATTTCGAGTGGGTACTGTTGTGAGAACTTGGACAGTTCATCTTCATCGAAAATGGTATCCCTATTTACCAAAGTCCTAGGCATATAGTGAACATCGTGTCCGTATATTTTTAGACTTTCAATAACCAAGTCTTCTACTAGACGTTGTTCGCCTGTAGTTCCGCTGGTATTGCCTGATTGGAAATAAACATTCGTAGCCATTTGATTACCCTGCTATCATCATCGGTGGCAATTCATACTTCAATTGCATTTCATCCTCAATAGTAGCAACTTCTTGAATTGCTTCCGAATATATTTGGTCTCCATTGAGAGTTACCCCACCGGGCAAAGCAATTCCACCAAACTTCTTCATGTTTTCGCCCCACTGCCTTTTTATAAGCGCGGTTGCGTATCGTTTCAAAAACATATCATCGTAGACTTCGGTAAATGTTGTCGCGTCTATGATTGCATATCCTTCTGCGATAACCCAGTTACCTATATTGAAGGTTCTATCCATGTCGGTATCGATGTAGACTCGATTTGTTTTTCTATTGAATCGTATAGGTCTTTCATTGGTAAAAAGATTTTCCAATAGATTCATGTGAGTCTTGACTTGGGCGTAGTATGTGACATCCGCAGACAGTAAGTTGTACATGTCATTCAATGCAAACTGATAGTCAACATCAAACAGTCCATCTGATTTGCCACCGCCTCTTCCGTAGACACCACCAAACTTAAATAACTTTGTTACATTGAGAACTTCATTCCCAATTGGTATGTATCCGTTCTCTATGTCACCCTTGACAATTGCAGTAATTGTGCCAGTTGCGCCAGAGTCAAACCCAGTAATGTCTTCGCCGACTGCGAATTCCGTAGCGGTAATTGGTTTTTCGTAAACAACTGAAGTTCCAGCACTAGACTTGTGGACTATAGCTATTGCGTTTGTAGTTCCACCCGTAACTCTTTCACCTTCCGTGAAGGTCGCGGCCGTGGATATGGTCAATGCCGAACCAGTTAATTCTCGTTTGATGTAAGAACGCTCAACGCCATCAAAATGATACTCGTTCCAGTGTTGGAAAGCATCATCTATTCTGTCTTCTATCTGGTCATCATCGACATTTATCTCTATTACTGGGTATCCCAACCTTCGTAAACAGTAATCGATGAGCCCTTGTCGTGAGGAAATTGCCATGTGAACTCCTAATGGTAAATAGTTTTCTAATACTTTCGACTATTTATAAGACTTAGGATTGGTCATAGGCATACAACAAGGCCTTCAATGCGTCAATTTCCTGTTTGACATAAGCTGTAGTGGCAAGTTGCGTGGTGTTTGTCCCCGTTGAGGCGGTTGGTGCAGACGGAGTTCCTGTCAAAGCAGGACTAGCCAAAGGTGCTTTCAGACCAATCGAATTTGATATGGTGGTACTAAAGGCGGCATCATCACCCAAGGCAGCAGCAAGTTCATTTAAAGTATTTAAAGTTGCCGGTGCAGAATCAAGTAGATTTGCAACTGCCGTTGCCGTAAATGCGGTTGTTGCTATCTGTGTTGTATTAGTAGCCGCGGTTGCAGTTGGCGCAGTCGGGGTTCCCGTTAAAGCCGCACTGGTAAACATCGTTGCTTTACTTTCGTTTGTAACATTACTTACATTGGAAGCGGCCGCGTATGATGATAAGTCCGGTGGCGTATATGTGAATTGTCCATTGGAATTATTATATGAGATTCCACCACTACCAGAAGCAGATGCGTCTGCACTAATGGCAAGACCTGTCAACCCAATTTTACTAGAAATCTGTGTTTGTGCATTTGAAGATAATGTACTAATGTACTGAAACTCAGTGTTTGTTACGGAACCGTCTGCAATCTTAGTTGCATTAATTTCTGCTCCCGATTTAATATTGTCATCTTCAATATTTGTAAGTGAGTTGCCAGTTGCATCTGCATCAAAAGTTTTATTTGTAAATGTAGTTGTAGTTGATGCGGTAACAGCATCAGTTATTCCATATCCAGATAATGTAGTGGGTCTGGATGTTACAGCAGAGAATGGTACATCGGAATCATCTGCATCTGCACCAACCCATTTCTTAGATGTGGCATTGTACTGAAGGAATTTTCCATTTACCTTTGCGGTATCTCTGTCGATGTCATCTAAGAATTCTAGGCGAACTTCACCACCGCCACCTATGCCTTGCATACCCAATATCAATTGTCGTATATGTGAATTGATGCCAGTAATCTGTTGTTGTAGACCTTCGTTTTCGTCTACCTGTTCTTTTACTACCTTTTTCTTCTCTTTGAGATAATTTACTGCAAGTTCTTGTAAGTTTCTTTCGTCCTTATCAACTGTTTCAACTGGTTGCAGAGAAGCACTAGTATCCAACAACTCAGCAATCACATCATCGGCTGACTTGTGTTCATCAAACAGAGTGGAAACCCTACCTTCTATAACACCAGAGTATTTCTCCTCCAGTTTATTAACCTTCGACTCAAGACCAAATATATCTGGGTCTTGTACACCAGACTTTTCTACGGGGGTCTCTATGAGTTGTATCGGGTGGTCTTTTAATTGATATGGTTGATTTGTATGTGGTAAAGTAACTTCTGATATTTCACTAACTGGTCTGATATCAAACTCGTTTGCCATTTTCGCTGGGTCAATATCAGCAAAGAAATCTGGCAGTGCCGACTCAACAACAACCTCTTCTTCATCCTGTAGAATCAATGGTGTTACGTCTTGGAATTCTTTTTTGATTTCCTGCAACTGTTGGAGTTTACTTTTGTTCGCAGACTCTTCTTCACCCAGTGTTTTGAGTTGACTTTTGAATACGCTCCAGAAATCTTCCTTAACAGATGCACTATGATCTTGTTTCTTTCTTTTCTTGGCAACAACCTTTAGTGTTTTGTCTATCTCTAAGGCCTTGGTTCTATCTTTCTCTTTTGCTATAGCTTCAAAGAGTTTCTTTAGTTCGTCTTTCATCTATGCGTCCTCAACGACTTTGCATTGGCATGGGTCACATTTGCACATGTAACATGCAGTCTGCGGCGTATTGTCTTCTCCATCTCTCCCTCGATCCCTGTTACCGTCACCATTCAGTTCGGTCAAATCTTGTAGGGTTTCAAGATAATTCTTACCCATGACTCAAATCCTATTTGGTTACTTGGGGCGAAACGGTTACTATACCTTCTTGTACTCTATATGTATTAGATGAACTCGCAATTTCCACATCATAAACATACCGTCCATATTTTAACGCAGCTGTCTGTGTTGAAGTTAACGACAGTGTAATAACACCAGTGGCGTCCACATCAGCGGTTGTAAAACTTGTATAAGTAGTACTATCATAACTCTTTCGGAATTGAGAAGTCACAACGTACCCTGTAAGGTTCATTATGGTGGCCCCATCAGTGGTAACAGCAATAGTCTCACTGTAAGTTGCACCTTGGTCTATCACCAAATTTTTAATTACTTTCTTCGCCATGGAATATACCTTTAATTATGAGAACCATTGTCACCCTTAAATACGGAAACAAGTACTCTTCTGATTGCGTAAACACTATTTATAATATGTGTGAAAATCAGTTTGACAGGTTCGTTTGTTTCACCGATCTCACCACTGGACTAAATGACAACATAGATTGTCTTCCTATAGATGGATTAGGTAACTGGGAAAAAATATCTCTCCTCCGCAATAGCTTTGATGGAGATAACCTATACCTTGACTTGGATGTCATCGTACAGGGCAATCTTGACCCGTTATTCGCGTTGTGTGATGAACCTACCATATGTGAGACATATTGGAAAAACTTCGGGGGTGAGTGGAACTCCAGTGTTATGGCATGGAACAAGTCTAATGCAAGTCACATACCAGAGTATTTCTTTGAGAACTATGATTATAACTTGCATAAATATAACGGTAAGGATGATAACTTTTTATATGATGAGAACCTATTCAAGAGAACCTTTCCTAAAGGGTTGATATACTCTTTTCTTGGCGGCGTAGATGTTGAATCAGATACTTCCCCAAGGGCCCATCAAATAAAACCAGATTACCCAGTTGTTCTTTTGAATGGGCAAAATGAAGTCAACTACAATTTGAGACAAAAATATTATGATGCACTTTCTTTGCATAAAATGGGGTAACAAGTACTCTCCAGAATATGTAAACAATCTCTACAAAATGGTTCAGCAAAACTACTCCAAACGGTTTAAGTTTATATGCTACACGGACGAACCAGAGGGCATAGAGAAATCTATCAAGATTCGACCTATCCCAAATGTAGACCCCCTGCATCCAAAGTACTGGTTTGGCCAAGAAAACTTCTGTTGGGATAGAGCAAAGTTTCTTGTCTTGAACTCCCATCATTGGTTGAAGACAAAGGGGCCTTTCTGTTACCTAGATTTAGATGTAATAATCCAAAACAACATCGATGAGATAGACGAACTATCCAAATCCCCGCACATGCTTTACTCTAACTGGGAAGACCCTCGCGTACTAAAGGATAGAAGATTTAGTGACATACGGGGAAGTTTGTATAACTCCAGCGTAATGTTATGGTGTACCGACCAAGGCGAAAAGATTTACAATGATGTAATGAAACACAAAGATACTGTGTTTAAGACTTTTTTTAAAGGTACTGACAACTATTATCCCTACAGAGAACACGATGTAGTCGGTGATAACTATTGGACTTTCTTGCCTGATGATTGGGTGTACTCGTATAATAGGGGAAGAACATATCCAGATGACGTAACACAACATCTATACAGAGAGAATTCTAAGTTTTGTATATTTGAAGATTCTATTGGCGGCAAAAATAAGAACAACCTCAAACCACACGAACTGAGAGACTACAATCTTTTAATCCACTGGCATGGCAAAACAGAATTTGAAAGACTCTGGTTACCCAAGTTTCCCGACAATTTTTTCGATAAGAATAAACACACGGATAGAATTGATACCCTGATTGAAAACGCAAATGAGTACGACCCATTTGTAAAACAGATTGAGGCTAGACACAAATCAACCATCGATGAATTCAGCAATGATTTGATTTCTATGCATAAGAAGTTTTTAGCAGACTTCCCAACAGACCCATTGTTACTCGGTGGAGATGAATCATTGTATTGGAATAAAGATGCCGATGGTATCTATGAATTCTACACGGATAGATTCGTCTACAAGATGCACAAAGTTGTATTTAATATCCTTGAAGAGAAGTTTAAGAAAGATAACCCCAAGATTAAAAGTGATTGGGAACAGTACAACAACTCGTTTAACAATATCAAAAACTGGTCTAAGTTTGATTCCATGTCGGATGATACCCTAGAAAAGAATTATATGGATGCGAATATTGTGAATGGCATTCGTTCCATGATAGAAGAGAACGACTTGGTATCTCTTGCCGATAAGATGATTGAGTATTTTCCCGAACTAGATTTGCTCTTTGAAGGCACAGTGTCACAAATAAAAGAAGCCTTTCCAGAGATAGAGAAAGAAATATCTGACCTGACTTTCATTCGACAGATAAAACCAGAACATAGGAATACAATCAAGGAGATATATGATACTGGTGATATGATTTCCATGCATAAGAAGTTTTTAGCAGACTTCCCAGAGGACACACTTCTTATCAATGGCAGTCAATCCTTGTACTGGAACAAGAATGTGGATGGTATATACAACTTCTACAAAGAAAGATATATTGCTAGACAACATGCGGTTGTTTCGGCCGAACAGGTTGTTCATGGCCCAGTGAGATATTTTTGGAACATTACTAACTACCAATGTTTTGCATTGTATCGGAGACTGTGGCACAAGAATGTTCTACCAAAACTCAAAGACGAGTTTATGAACAATGTGAAACTCTATGGTATGCAGCGATTGTTCTGGGACGCGAGTAATGAGGATACACAACAATTATATAAAAGATACTACATCGATAATCTCAAAGAACTCTTTTACAAACAGGATTACGAGGCGGTATTTGAAAGACTATATAACATCATACCAAAAAATGACCTGTTAAACATTTTAAAACAGGACAAGACATCGGATGATGATACCTTAGTAAAGTATTTTCAAATGCATGGTGAACAATACAGTGACATGTACAAGGGATTATATGAAGATGGCTCACCAGAAGGAGCGTTAATTCAACTCAGTAGTTCAAGAAATGATACGGATGACGAATACAATGACATCTTCGTAACTGGCCACGAACACACTTTATCATCTATCAAAAAGATATTCGATAGATACGGTGTGAGTTGGGTGACATTGATGTGTGAAATAAGTGACCCGACCAAGGCGCTTTGGTTTGAAGACATCTGCAAATATTTTCGCAAGAAAAATGTCACGGTGCATGTTCAGACGTATGATAAAAGTTATCTCAAACCAGAATGGGTTGACGATATCGAATATATAGATCATCCTCAACTCTCTGAGAATATGCCAGTTATAAGGAAAACGATAGCAAGTGATATCCCAGTTGACTTAGAAACACTGAAAATATTTAAGAAGAAAGATGAGGTAAGGAGACCAAAACCCAAGGCGAAAAAAGCAGAACCAGTGTGGTGTGATGCTCGAAAGAGTGGTTACTTCTATATTAGTTCTGACGGTGGTGCATACCCATGCGCTTGGACTGCTAGAGATGTATTAGAGAATAGGGTATTGCCATACCACCCCATCGACTACACATACAATAGTAAGTACAATAATTTAATCCATTTCACCGTGGGCGAGGTTATATATAATAATGACTTTGAAAATATAAGTGAAAGTTTAAAGAGGAATCCTTTGAATATTTGTAATAAAAAGTGTGGTGGTTGCCATGCGAGTTAATGTAGTATGTGCTAAATGGGGAGACAAGTACGGCCCACATTTTGTTAATCGACTTTATAACATGTCTAAACGCAATACACCCGCGACAATGGATTTCCATTTCTACTGTTATACCGACAATGCTGAGGGATTTGACCCCGATATTAAAGTTATCCCATTCCCAGACATCCCTAACATCCACCCAAAATACTGGTTCGGCGCAGATGACTTTAAGTATGGCATGGCGCGTTGTTGGGATAGACCAAAAACCTTCGTGTTTAACACGCACAATTTTGCCGCAGATAAACCAACTGGACGTTTCATCTTCTTTGATTTGGATATAATAATCCAAGGTGATATCACGCCTCTCTTAACGTACAACACCGAACAACCAACTAAGATGCGGTCTTGGTGGCAAGACCCTAGACCAATGAAGACCAGACAATTCAAACTGTCTCATGGTGCATACACGAATGGCAGTTGTCAAGTGTGGAGTGATGATCAGGCAGAACCTATCTGGAATGATGTTCTAAAAAATCAAGAAAAGATTTGGTTTACCTTCACAGACGGCACGGATAATTACCACTCTTGGAGATGGGGAGAGTATGGTGCAAAACTTTGGGACAACTTCCCCTCGCACATGGCGTACTCATATAATAGAGGACGGTCATGGGATGAAGATGATTTAAATATTGGTATATACAGACCGAACTGTATACTCTGCGTATTCAATGTTGACCTATTACCATTTGAAGATGAAAGTAGAGGTACTATAAAACAGGATGAACTCGCAGATCCTAAACTATTGGAGCATTGGAGATGAAAACGTACTGGAGATTGTGGGCCAAGAGTCTGGGTGAGAAGGAAGGAAACACCGACATCGAGGCAGATAAGATTGCAATGATTAGAACTGTCGTGGTACTCGTAAATTTTATTACATGTTTCTTTATAATTGCAGGAAATGTCCACCAATGGTAATGAATATTTACACGGTAAAATGGGGTGAGAAATACAATCACCAACATGTAAACAAAATCTATGAAGCGTGTCTAGAGTTTGTGACTTGCGACTTTAATTTCTTTTGTCTGACAGAAAATCCAAAAGGATTGGATGAGAACATTACCCCGTTAGCTTTGCCGGGCGGAAACAAACTGGCTAAGTGGTGGAACAAGATGTATCTCTTTGATACTAGTATTGTCTCCCAGAAGGGAGAGAAGATGTTCTTTGACATCGATACTATACTACAACAAAACATAGACTCAATTGTGAACTACGAACCAGAAGATAATCTTTGTTTCGTGAAGACATGGTGGCACGACTTAGAATCTTCTTATAAAAACACTAGACACATTCCGCATAAATACACCGATCTAAACTCTTCGGTTCTTAGGTGGAATGATGAGTTGAACACGGAAGAGATTACAGAATACTTTAATAAACATCGAAAACAAATACTATGGTACTATCGTGGTCTTGACAACTTCTTCTACAACAGAAGAATAACCAAAATCAAATTGTTTCCTATCGGTTGGGTGTATAGTTTTAACCAAGGCTATATATTTCCACACGACATAGAAAAACATACCTACAGGGAACTACCATACATTTGTATTTTCGACTCAATGGGAAAAGGTGAAGATGTTAAATTTTAATTTTTTGAATAATTTGAAACACTGGGGTGAAGCGTTACATATTATAGAAAACAAAATGCCCCATAAACTAACAGATTTTAGGCAGTCTCTACAAGAAAATAATATGGAGGCCTCAATCTGGTTGGTTGAAGAACTTAAAAAATACTTAGAAGAATATTATACTAAACAAGGAAACCTCAGAATATTAATACTGAATTCTTGGTTGGGTGTTCCTATGGTTCCTCTTCTATGTGAGAATTTAGATGTAGGTCAGATACACCTAGTCGATATGGATGAGGAAAGTATTACTCTGTCCAAGTCATTCCACAAATATTACGCCCAAGAGAAGTTTGTAAACATCCGACATTGGAACATGGACATCCCATTTGAGTTTGAGAATCTAAACAAGATTGATGTTGATGTGGTAATTTGTATTCACACGGAACAGATGTATCCGTTAACAGAACTCAACGGCAAGAATCCCAACGCAGTCTATGCGATGCAGAATTCAAATGTGGTTGAAGAGATGTATGGCATCAACTGTGTCAACTCTATAGACGCACTGAAGGAACAGGTGGGTATATCAGAGTGTGGGTACGAGGGAACCAAACAACAAGTATATTACTCGTGGGAAGGAAAGAAAGACTTTGACCGATATATGATTATCGGCCAGAGAGAAGGTTTCTTCTAGACTACATTTATGGTGGTGATGTCTTTTATCATGTCCTCCCACAATCCTTTGTGGGGGATAACAAATCCAAATGTTTGTCTAGGGCCGGTACTTCCAGCGGTGTGCCAGTATGGTTCTTCTTTACCACCATAATACCCTATCTTGATATTCCAACCCACTGGGTCAGTGATGGTTTCGACTTTGCCGTCCTTTACATGCCGGAAGAATCCAGTGCCTTCACTGTGAGACATAAGAATATTATATCCAGGCACATCCCAATTGTTATGCCACGCCATGAAACCACCAGCGGGATAATAGACATGGACGGCATTAAACTTCGCACATAACCAAGCAGACAACTCCGCGCATGTAGATAAAGATTTCCGCATAAGTTCTTTGTTGACGCCATGTGTATTGTGAAAGTCGCATACCTTTGCAAACTCTGGCGGCCCCTTGTGGTCTAATCCCTTAGACTGAACTTCTTTGAGATATTCTTCTGAGGTATAATATTCCATGCCCCTGTCACCGAATCGTCTTTCGTCCAAGGGTAAATCATTGTCGAACGAATGTTCATCGTAGAAATCCATCCACTCGTGAAGAATGTCCAACAACTCTGGGTTTACTACCTTCAATGTTTCCATTTATCTATATGCCTATTCAGTAGATAATGTCTAATTATAACTTCGGTGCCATCCAACTCTTCTGGTTTCTGACCAACAACAAAATTCCACCTAGCATCGGGTGACCCAAACTCCCCAACAGTAACGGTATCTTTGTGTGCCGTTTTGTTTAGCAAGTACCACATCGTAAATGTATCCCACGGCTTGACCGATTCTGGATACGGACTGACATCATGCATCGGCGCACTTT